CCCTGAGAATAGCTATCGAACCGTTCCCATTGAGTGTTGACTTCGTTCTTTTGGGCTAAGAAGATTGCTTGAGCAAAGTCACCAATGATGATCCGATAGGTGCCAGCCTTATCAGTCGGAAGCACCTTATTAGAAATGACGATCACTGGGGCACCAAACAGTTGCTTGCCTGATGGTGCCGTGATTGAAGGTTGTAACAAGTACCGGCCTTCGCTGTCTTTCAGGGTATCAAGGTAGTTAAATGCGTCCTGATTGACGATGACGGACAGAGACAGTGCTGGATCTAACTCAATATTGAAGGTTTGCTTGATGTCATCGAGACCAGTACCCGTGATGTGCTTGAAGTTATCGTTGGTGCCCGTCTTGCCAGTCAGAACGCTGATAATGTTGCTATTGTCCGTGTTTTGTACCAGCTTCTTGAGTTGATTCTTAACCTCGGCAACAATATCAACTTCACTGTCTTCTACCAGTTCATTAGACAGATAGATCTTGCCAGCACGGGTAGCAACCTTATAGTCAACACCACGGAATAGGGTTGCATCGATCTCTGGCACGTCTGCAAGTTCTGCCTTGGTGGCTAAAACGCCATTGTTGGTAAGGGCGATCGGATAGGTGCCGACTGGGGTACCTACTTGCTTCACAGTGACGTATTTAGCCAGATCATAATCGGATTCCTTTAGATTCCAGACGTCTTCGATGACTTCTTTAGGAACGACTGCACCAGCAGTGGTTGTCGTTAAACCGTCTCGTTGCTCACCCATGCTGCGGATGTAATCTTCATACGCGCGGGACTCGGTATGTTCTTTGTTGTCGATAATTGTTTTTTCAGTCATGGTTTTATCTCCTTTTTCTGATTGTTCAGTATTAGTTTTCAGCCACTCAGTGTAGCTGCGTTTGTCCACTTGGACGTTGGTATCGTCATACGCTGGAATAGCTACCAGTGAGACGTCAAACAAGCTCTTTACTTGCTTGATGGTGCGGATCACTTGCCCACTGTCGTCCTTAGTGAACGTGTCACCGTCTGGCGCAGCATTGAAAGTAAAACTCATGGCTGACAGATTACCAGCTTGGACGTTGTTATAAGCATCATTGGCTGTGGTCGTATCGGGTAAGGTTGCTTCAAACTGCAAGCCTTTATCATCGACATTTAGACTCAAGGTGCCAGCCTTAGTACTGGCTAAGACTTGGCTAAAATCATGGTTTGAAACCATATAGACGTCTGATAGATCCACATTGTCGAATGCGTGCGGATCAACGACTTCTTTAAAACCACCGAGATCCTTACTTGGGCTATTGAAAACTACTGCATAACCACTTAGTTTCTTTGGCCCGCTAGTGGTGTCGTCCTGTTGCTGTGTGTCTGGATTGTCTTGGTCTTGACTGTCGTCTGCTGTGGTAGGATCAGCGGCAGTTAGATCAGCGTCAGGATTCAGGCGCTTTTCTACGTCATCATTGTTCATTTGACGCACTTCCTTTCTGTTTATCTTGATAAGTGACAAGGTTGCTTAGCGGCGTATAGTTCAGGCTGGCCATGATCTCATCACCACCGGTAATTGGTGACAGGTTTAATCTTGCTCGTGCTTCATTAGTGGTCAGAACACCGCCTTGCAGCCCCTTAACTGCTAGTTCTTGCATCGTTGCTGGGTCTGCACTGAACAGCTTGTCAGTGTTGAAGCTGAATCGATTATCGCCAGTCGAAAGTTTAGCATCCATCTCACTTGTGAAGCAGGTAAAATACTGAATCAGTGTGTTTTGCAGATAAACCAAATTCGACTGTACGGCATTAGAGTGCTCGCTTTCGATACCCAGCCGATCCAATGGTAACCCGAACGCTTTAGCAATCTGTTTAGTTGTCCAATCGCTAGAATTGACTAGATTAAGCACGTCAGTATTAACTTCGAGTTGCTTATAGTCCATATCATTGTCGAGAATGATTGTCTTGAGGGCATTATCACCACTGTTGGCAGCTTCAAATTTATGACGGATGTTTTCTTTGGCCTTGGTGTCTAGCTGGGTCTTGTTGACTTTAAGAATGCCTGTCCCTTGGACACCGGAGTTAAAGAAACCTTTCAGCAACGCATGCCCAGACTTTTGTACCCCAACCTCATCACGGAGGCTATAAAGTGGTGATAGTCCTTTGTAACCGTCTTGTGTGAAGCACTTGAAGTGTAAGACCTCACTGGCATTTAAACGCTGTGAACGACCGCTGTCAGGCGTGTATTCGTAACTGATAATGCCGGTCGTATCATCTTGTTTAACCACCATTTGACTGTTGGGGACTAACTCGAAGCCAGTGACTTGTCCGCTAGGATTTTTAGTAACCCGTGCAAAGCTGTTACCATTCAGCAGCATGTTAGCAGCTAGGGCAAACTTGAACCCCCACGCGGTCATGTGGTCATTGGGTGCTTTGTTAAGGAGCACGCTGATGCGCTTGTCACTATATTCAATCGGATTAGTTGCAAGATCACTGGCAATCACGCGCACCGCTGTAAACACATCCGAATTACGTAAAGCACCAATCCCCACATATAAGCCGCTGTCATTGCTGGTCATGCTGACAAGCGCATCTAAGAACGGGTCGCTGTTGTCATCGCGTGGTTGTGTTGTGTCATTCGTGAAAAAGCTCATTGTTTCACCTCCCTTTGTTGAAGTTGATGATGACTGCGACGGAGATCAAGGCCGTGCCGACTGCTAACATACCAACGCCAAACCCGAACAGCCACCAGATCCCGACAACCATACAGATCAGCCCCAGCAGTAATAGCACGGTCTGCACATTAAAAACTAAAGTCATCGCTCGAATAAAAACCATTATCTGCTACCTCGCTTTCCTTGCTTTGATCCATTGCAATTGTGTAAGCATTCATCAGTGCGGCTATGGGATCAATCTTTGTAGCGTTGTGAGCCTTATCTATCATTGGGTTGGAATTGGAATCGTATTTCAGAATAGCGTTGTTCACCGCATAGGCCAGTAACTGATTATCAGGGTGCTTTAACTTGCCATTGAAGAGATCGTCACGGAAACGTGTTGTAGGGGTCGACAATGTTCTAACACCTTGCCTCACCTCAAACAGTGGTAAATTACGTTTTTCAAATTCAGGTATCAGGTATCCCATGGCGAAGGGATCGTAACAGATGGCACGCACGTTCCAGCGGTTCCGCTCGATCATGTCGAGAATGAAGCGGAGCACGTCGTCATAGTCGATCATGCCGCTGTCGAGTTTGGTGATACTGCACTCGCCGCGCTGTTCTCCAGCGATGTAATCGAACCCGTCACGCTTGATCTTTTCTTCCAGTCCGTACTTCGTTCCTACGAATGAATGGCTGTCAGCATACAGGTAGCCATCTTCTGGAACCAGCCACGAAATGCTAGTCAGGTCGCTAGACTTAGAGAGATCCAGCCCGATATACACGTCCTTGTCTCTGGTCTCTGGTGGCTCGATAGTGGCTTTCTCCCAGTCGTCCAGACTGATGTAACTGTCTGCTCTGGCTGATTGCCACATGTTGAAGTTCTTGACGAGAATTGGCCGCAGGGTTCCTTGCTTGGCTGCTAGATCAACATCAGCTTGCAAGCTAGGCCGCATTGTCCTTGCTCTTTCAGCATTAGCCAGTAGTGGATTGGACTTCTCCCAAGTCTCTGGCGCAAAGGCTTCGTCTTTGCTATCCTGCTCAAAAATGGCAATAAAATACCGATCAGCTTGTTCGCGACCGGTTAGGACTTTGGAAACGAATTTGTATTCCTTATACATAGGACCATTCAGGTCTGGTCCCGTGGTTGAGATGACGGCTAGTAAACTGTTATCACTGTTGATCTGGCCAGATTTGAGTGTTCGTAGAATCTCATCGGTACGAGCTAAGGCGAACTCATCAATAATAGCCAAGTCACTTTGATAGCCATCTAGGCTGTGCAGATCAGACGCAAGCGGCACGGCTCGGCTGTTGCTCGGCAAGTCAATGATCTCATTGCGGTTAATCCTCAAACGTTCTCGCACAGAGGTAGAAACTTTCCAAACTTGACGTAAGCCGCTAGA